GTGCCTGTTGATACTAAGCACATCAAGAGTGATGAATGCGATTACGTTGTCCGTGACGGTTATATGTACACTTGTACTACCGACAAAGGCGATTGTGGTTCCATCTTGACTATTGATGACGTAGCTGTTAAGGAAAAGATTATCGGCCTACATATTGCAGGAACTAAAAATTCCGGTCGTGGTCTTTCCGCTGCTCTTGTCTACGAAGAGTTCCAGGCTGTAGAAGAAGCATTCCTCGCTCAAGGAAACCGTGTTTTCCCTCCACCCGACGTTGTGACGTTGGAGGCTCAAGCTGATATGGCACCTGCCCCTGGGTTCCATCCTTATTTGACCATGCCTAAGAAGATTTATGGGCCACTTGAGTCTAAAATCCGTCAGTCCATGCTTTACGGAGCCATCGCCACTGTCAAAACCCAACCCGCCAAATTGAAGCGTTTCACGAACAAGGATACTGGTGAAACGGTTGACCCTCGATTTAATGCTATCTCGAGGTATGCCGCTCCCTGTATCAGCAACGTCACGCCTCGCACTGTTTCTCTCTGTTGTCAATCGCTTTTGGCTAGAATGCAAAGTGTTTCAGATCTGTATACCAAAGAGAGTATGATCTCCTTTGAAGATGCAGTTCTTGGACGACCCGGAGTCAAGTTCTTTGACTCCATACCGAGAAACACTTCTGCTGGCTACCCTTATGTCCTTTCTCCGAAAGCCGGATACCACCACAAAGAGTGGTTCTTCGGCAAAGATGAAGAATATGATTTGACCCGACCTGCTTGCGTTCAGTTGAAAGCAGACGTTATGGAAATCATTGAGAAAGCTAAAAGGGGTGAACGGTCCTACCTTCCATTTATCGACACATTGAAGGATGAAACTGTTTCACACGCCAAAGCTGAAGTTGGCAAAACCCGTCTCGTCTCTGCTTGTGCTCTACCCTGTACAATTGCCACTCGAATGTTGTTCTTATCGTTCGCTAGGTGGCAAATGTTGAACCGTGGTCTTAACGGTTCAGCCATTGGTTTGAATCCATACACAGAGTTCGATTACCTCGCGCGCAACTTAAAGACAAAAGGTCCTCACATCGTTGCTGGTGATTTTTCCGGCTACGATTCCAGGCAACTTTCTGTTGTGTTACTAGGCATCTGTGATATGATCAATAAATGGTACAATGATGAACCAGAGTACCAGCTCGCCCGTCTGACCATTTTCCAAGAAGTTATCAATTCCATCCACATTAGTGGAGATACTGTCTACCAGTGGGCTTCGAAACTGCCCTCTGGCCATCCATTGACAGGAATTCTCAACACTAACCAGACCAATGTGCTCCAAATGCTTTGTTGGGTTGAACTTAACCCAAAAGGCGAACTTGGTCTCGAGGAATTCTGGGACAACGTTTATATCGTGTCCTTCGGTGATGATCATATTCTTAATATCTCTACGTTAGCTATCGCC